TTGCAATTGCAACAGGAATAATTCCAATTGTCACCAGACTACCTGCTTTCTAGCTGGGTTTCTTTTAGTGGTCCTAACTCCATAAAGTGCAAGTGCCGCAGACTCAGCAGCGGTACACGTTGCTTTTGGAGAATCTCCAAATCCAAAGCCACCGTTATTTCCAATTGCACGCCTGGACGAGCCTGTAACAGACTCGTCCAGTGCTGGAGAGGGGACGTGACATATGCTGTGTGCTCCAACTTCATCAACAAATCTTGAAGCTGCTGCTACGGCCTGTTTTGTATCGCAAAGAACAATGCCCCGCTTTGGAAAACGCAGCTCCTGCAAGCGTTCGGCCAGCTGAGTTGCGCCAGAACGGCCATCAATAACAACGCATGCAATGCGGCTCTCACGTTCCTTGATCCATTGAGCGAGGTTTTGACCAGCACCATAAGCGTCTGCGATATCCACGAGCTCAACATAAGCTGTTGGGTTATCTTGCTGAGTTAGAGCTGCTGAAATTGCTACTTTCTTTCCATCGAGCGAATATTTGATTCCAAAAGCAAGAAGACCATCGTCATAAGGCTCTTCTGTTATGCACTCATTCCAGTCATTTGCATTGACGATATACTCAACTGAAGTATCGAGCGTTGACCACCAACCAAGACGCTCACGAGCAAATCCATCTTTTGTCATCTGATGCCATTCATTGAGTACTGCTCTTTCCGTAATGCGAGAGCCGAGAGCCGGATTAGTCTCATAGGCAAGGTCAAGTGCCTCTTCATCGCTGGTACCCTCTCTCGGAACAGATTCTGCGGCCCATTCAAGCCACCAAGCCTCGCCAGGACTGTCAGAATGAGCTGTATCGTGCATTCGTTTGAATACCGTTCCTCTACAGGTTGGGTCTGGCGGAGTGCCAATGTAAATGACTTGAGGAGAACCATCTTTAGATGCAGAAACAGTTGGCAAAATAGCATTTAACTGAGCGTCTGTAAGCTCCTGCGCCTCATCAATAATAATGAGTGAGCGTGTGCCTCCGCGTGCCTTTGAGGTCGTACGTGTCGAGAACTTAAGCCTTCCGATTGCGCGTTTGCCGCTTTTATAATGTCCGCAATCAAAGAGTAAGTACTGCTTTCCAGGCTGCCTATAAGCCTTAAGAAGAAGTTCAGCTAAGTCTGGATACGTCTCATCGTCCGTAAAAAGGTTCACGATCATATCAAAGAACTCATCAACGGTATCAGCATTATGAGCTGAATAGACAACGTCCATTCCACAAATCGCCGCACACCAAATACCGTAGAGTCGTGCAGCAAACGATTTACCATTTTGACGTGGCTTGGCTGCACCAATAGTTTCAGCCGCCGGCATACCTTTAGCGTCTTTAGCCATATAAAGTTCAAGCTCGTATTTTTGCGCATCATCAAGCTTAAACCCATAATGAGAAAACATATTTATGCAAGCTTTTGCATCAGAATGATGATATTTTCCAATGCGTTCAAAGGTCGGTTTTTGATTTCCAACACGTTTTTTACGCCTTGGCATCACGAGACCTCTTTGAGATATGTCTTTCTGGCTCGTTTAGCAGGGCTTGGCTTTTTAGCTGCAAGTAACTTCTCTTTTTCCATTACGTCGACTTCGTCAACTACCTGGACGAATGTCTTTACAATGGCTGCAAAATCACGGCCAGACTCACAATCATCTAGCTTCTTTGCCATAGTTATCTGCAATGCTTTATAGATGTCATACCGACTGCCTTCTCTGCAAATAGTAACTAGTTTCTTGGCCATTAAGACCTCCTTTCAGGCTCATTTCACTGTGGAAAATTTGAAGGTTCGCTATATTCTGACTATGCCAAGGGGCGTCTTTTTGGGGCTGTGGGAGGATATATCCCCCTACCACAGACGTGTTCTTACAATAGGTAGTGCATTACCCTTAAGCTCGTCCATCATGCGGTTACCGCGCTTCTGATTGCATATACGGTGCGCCGCTTTGACATTCTCTGGGTCGCATGCGGCAGCTCGTCTTTGTTCAAGAGGCAGCCTTGAGACAGGTACGACCTCATCCATCTCAAAGCTCATCGGGTCGCAAGCAGGAAGCGAGTAATCAATTGGCATACCACAAATGTGACACGGTTCTTCTCGTGCAATCATCTGCTTTCGCAACTGATCTCTAGCGTATGAGCGCCTGATGTTGTAACTCATTTGCTCACCTGCCTAACAAAAAAGCGCCCTGGCTCATAACCAGAACGCTTATTAGTTCCTTTGTTGCGTAAATCGCTACTGTACATAATATCACAAAACACCGCGCAAGAGTGCGCAAGAGTGCGCAGAACTTAATTTCTCGAGTTCTCCATATCCTTACGAATTAACTCTTTGATATAGCTCGAGCGGTTCTTCTTTGATTCTAGAAACTCTAACAAGTCTTTATCGCTTGGGTAAAGATTGAACATAATCGCCTTAACGTTGTTTTTGCGATACTTAGCACTTGCCCGCTTTTGAGCTTCACTAGTAGCCATTATCGACTTTCCTTCTTGCGAATGGTCTTGTAGAGAATGTGCGTTACTGCAACAGTAACTAATATGAGTAATACGTTTTCCATTTTGTGCTCCTTTATGCTAATCTTAGAGCCTAGGAGATACCAGCTGCAACTGATATCCCCTTTGGCTTTAAGTCCTTACTCTTCGTCGGGGTGGGACTTTTTTAGTTTCTCTGCAATCTTTTCAACTGTGACTGTAGCTACTGCTGTGAAGATTGCGAGAAATAATTGCCATATCTTTTCTTCCATCTCTCACCTCCTTTCTTGTTGTATATAGTATATAACTAATATCTATATATTACAAGCAAAAAGGCAAAAAAGATTATTTATTTTTCAAGAATTTTTCGATGTAATTCTCCTCATCAATTGTTTCAAATACTTCACGTTCTAACTGCTGAAGCGTCCTTACAGGAGTAAGAAGTCTCTCAGATACATCACTCCACGTTAAGCATTGCAGATAACGCCATTGAAGCAAGTCCGCATAAATAGAGCTGCTCATTAATTGACATATGCCACCGTCTCCGAGTTGACTCACGCCGTACAGAAGCGTGTAAGCGTCATTAATATAGTCATAATTGTCATTCATTCTTTTAGACAGTAGAGCTTCTAGATCTATGCGCTTATCCACTTTTGCCATCGTATCTTGATTAGAGCCTTTACCACCACCAGCTGAATATGACTGAGCTTTTGCCCCCTCTGTCTCTTGAAGGCTCATGATTTGCTGTAATGCTCTAGTGTTTTCTCTCGATGCTTCAGCTACACCATGAAAAAACTCTGACGCGGTCAAACCACTGTAATCCATAATTCTCCAAACGTAAATACGTTTAGTTAGAGTAGTTATTTAATTATATGATTTAGCTGGCTTGATAGAGAGTTTTCAACATTATGTATACAAGTTTTCTACAACTTATAAACATTATTGTATTGTTGAGCGGAATAACCTCTAATTTTTTATGGGAGGGTGCGCAACCGGTACGCTTGCGAGCCTTTCTCCGCCGCTTTGCGAAATTGCTTTGCGTGCAATTCGCAAGCTGCTTTCTGCTATACCGTTACGCTTTTAGATAGAAAAGCGAAGCAAGTATAGCACATCGAAAATCTCATAATGAGCGTATCGAGCGTAACGGAATTTAATGAGCGCTACCAACAAAATCTACATAATTTTTAGCCTAGTTTTCTTAATTTAGGGGTCTCGGATGACTCCAAGACCCCTTTGCATAGGCTCTACTCAACTAATAAATAATTTAATTATTCTTTAGAACGGAATGTCCGAATCATAAAGTCCTTCTTCTGGTGCCTGTGGTGAAGCGAAAGAAGGCTGATCCTGTGCCGTGGTAGCCGCTGTTTGAGACCTTGAAAGAAACTCAATCTCCTCTACTACAACCTCTAGTTTGCTACGCCTTTGCCCGTCTTTGGTTTCCCATGAGCTGTAATGCAGTCTTCCATCAATAGAAACCTTTGCGCCTTTGGAAATAAAGCGTGAAAGAGCTTCAGCACGTTGACCAAAGACAATGCAATCAATGAAGTTTGGAACATTCTCCCATTTGCCTGTTTGTGGATTCTTGCGTCGGTCATTAACAGCAACGCCAAAAGAAAGAATATTTGTTCCTCCTGCGGTAGAACGGAGCTCCGGATCTCTTGTAAGGTTTCCGGAAATATTAACGCGGTTAATTGACATAACACACTCCTAAAAATACTTATCGATTATCTTCTCGACATCCATTACACGAGGTAAATACGAGTAATTAGACATTTCCCAAACGAGAAACTTATGGGGAAAGCCTCTAATATCGTCACCATATAGAACTGAAACCCAGTTACCACGAGACTTAAAAAAGATGTGCTCGACGCAAGCGTTACTTCTGTCAGTCCAGGTCTTACCATAACGCTCTAAAGCGTCACAGAGTTCTTGACAGTATTTACTCCGTTCCATGTCTACCAATCACCTCCAACACTTCCGCAGGCGTTTTAGGTGTAATAAACGCGTAATCGTCTACAGAGTTAATAAATGAAACATCTAGTTTTGAGGGGAAGCCTAGTGTTAAACCATATTCAACGTCGCCAGTCAGTATGTAATGGCCACACATACAACAAATGGATGTTCCATCTTCTAAAAGAATCTGAGTCCGCTCAATAGAATCTGTTGAAAGGTCATCCCAAGGAATATTTTGTGTGTCAAGCAGTCTGCGTAGATCCTTCGTAACTTGAGTGATTACCATGCTAATATCTAGCCTTTCTCTTAATTGTCTGATAATTACTTCTTATCTAGCACTCACTAAGGGATAAAAAGAAACTTCAAGTTGAATGAACGTTTTTTGTAGAATTCAACTTGATTAAAAATTGCTGATTGCAACAAATTGCAACAAGCCTTTAAGGCATGGAGCGATTAGAACTCTCTTTGTTCAATGGTCCTAAGTGCGTCCCCAAACGCTTCTGCCGCTCCCCTATCACGTCCTGGCAGCAAATGGGAATAAATTCTTAATGTCGTTGCTGGGTCAGCATGACCAAGGCGCTCTGAGAGAGTCTTTAAGTCAACTCCGCTTGCTAAACACCAAGACGCGTGAGTATGTCTGAGTGAGTGGAACGTAATGCCTTGAGGTAGCTGAAGAGTACGTCTCATACGTGTAAATGACCTCGAGACGCTCGTAGGTCGCATGTAAGAGCCATCTAGACTAATTAACGGTGCAGAAGACTCTACAAAGGCAATATGGGCTTTCTGAAGCTTCATGTAGTCACTGATAAAACTGATGTCTGAATCGGTGATGGCAATGTTTCTTGATCTCTTGCCCTTAGTAGATTCTCGTCTATATGGCTTTCTGTAAGACTCTTCAATGACGGTGCCAGATACGTGGATATGCTTGTATAGCATGTTTACATCACTGTATCTAATGGCACAGACTTCACCACAGCGCATACCAGTTACCAACGAAAGCCAGGCAGCAAATGCACAAACCACACGGGAATTAAACTCATTCTCTTGAATGGCTGTTGTAATTCTGGAATTAATAAGAGTACTTATTCCAGCAAAACCCCATTCTTCAATAGAGATAGCTTCATGTACTTCCCTGGACGGCTTAGCCACGTTAACAAGCGGATTGTAGTCACATATGCCCGCAGAAACAAAGTAATTGTATGCACCTCTCAAGAACTGATGCAGGTTAATTACACTGTTTCGAGACAAACCCTTCTTTAGCAGATCCTGCTCAAAAGAGGTAAGTAAAGAGGACGTAACACTCCTTACATCCTCTTTACCAAGCCGCCCGTTGATATGGTTTCTAATGAAGCCTTCATGCTGCCTTGTGGTGTTAGGGCTCGCGCCATTCCTTCGCTTAATCGACACATATTCAAGAAGCAAGTCAGTAAGCTGAGTACTTTTAACTTTGCCGTCAGAGGTAATATGTGAAGCCCACATATTGGCTAATTCTTCAGCTTCTTTCTGTGTCTTTGCTGCAGGAAAACTTGCATAAGGCTGAATGATTTTGCCGTTTAGATTCCTTCCCAAGTAAAGTCGGCAGCACCAAATGCCGTTCGAATTTTTCCTGACTTTTATGGTACGGTTCATTAGTAACGCTCCATGTAGCGG